AGAATTTAAGACCATGTTATTAGAACAAAATAATAAAATTATGGATTTAGCCAAAGAAGGAAAATATATAACTAATAACACTACAAATAATCATTTTAATTTACATTTCTTTTTGAATGAAAAATGCAAAGACGCCATTAATATCATGGATTTTGTAAAATCGCTACAATTACAGCTGAAAGATTTAGAAACAACGGGCAGATTGGGATATGTAGAAGGGATTACAAAGATATTCATCAAGGGGCTTCAAGACTTGGACGTTTGTAAACGTCCCATTCATTGTAGTGATTTGAAGAGAGAAACCATTTATGTAAAGGATCAAGATATATGGGAAAAAGACAATGAGAAACAGAAAATGAAATTAGCAATTAAACACATTGCGCATAAAAATGTCATGAAAATACCTGAATGGCAGCAAATGAATCCAGAGTATAAAAATGCAGAGTCCAAAGTAAGCAAAGAATACATGAAAATTGTGAGCCAATCTATGGGTGGTTTTGATGAAGCGGAAGATGAAGAGAACATGAATAAAATTATTCGCAATGTGAGTAAAGAGGTGGTAATTGATAAAAATATATAACTTGAGAAATACAAAAAACGACAAAACAAAATGCAAAAATAAATATTTATGTAATATATATTTTTGTTATGATTTCTACACAAGATATTCAGATCTCTTTTCAAAGAACATTTCACTTTTTGATTTTTAGTGCAATAATCACCTTTTTAGCAACACTATTCTTTACAAATCCATCTATTCTTCGCATTTTGCGTTTAGAAACGCTGATTTGTATAGTAGCCGCCTTCTTTTACTTTATCTTTGTAGAGAGAGTGAATGAAAGCAAAACAATTCATTGGGATAGTTTAATCAAAATTCGTTATGCGGATTGGGTTTTTACAACTCCCATGATGCTGGCTTCATTGGCATATTTCTTATCTACCCATTCCAATATCGCAGTAACCGTGGGTAGTTTGGTCGTTATCCTCGGATTCAACTATTTGATGTTGCTTTTTGGTTACTTGGGAGAAATCAATGTGTTACCACATTTTTGGGGCATGGTGCTTGGGTTCCTACTCTTTTTTGCCATGTTCTATCTTTTAAGCAAATATTTAAAAAATAATATGATAAATAGATTTGTCCTCGGAATTTATTTTCTTTTATGGTCAATGTACGGAATTGTTTATATGTTTTCTCCGGAACAAAAGAATTTAATTACTAATTGGTTGGACCTGATTGCCAAGGGCGTCGTAGGCACTGGATTCGCCATTTACTTTTTTTGTTGTATGCGCAAATAAACCCACCGCGATTCTTTAAGTCAATTTGAGCATAAATATAATTTACATTTCTGATATGAATATTAGAAATGTAAAACGCCGTATTAGGGTTTGGATGGAAAGCACCAAGTTAGAACGTATATCCCAATTGTTTTTCTTGTTCTAAATCCACACTTTCTTTGATAAGTTGTACAATTCCATCTGGTAAAGTACGTTCTCTTTTCACATAGGGTCTGTCTTTGAATATTTTATAATAATTAATTTTAAGAATTTTATCATTTGACATTGTTAAATGAAATCGGGTTTTGATATTCATTAATACATTTTCTGTATCATTTGCCAAATCTTCATAACGAAGGAGAACATAATTTTTAACAAGTTTTGGCATTTGATTCATCAAATAATCATTTTTCAAACGTCGCATTTCAAATATATTTTCATAAGATTCTTGTAAATCCTGATTAGCATATTCTGTGTTAGTAAAAGTATTCAATACAAAGTCGGGCATACATTGATTCATTTCTGGAACGTGATGTGGGTTGGCATAAAAACTATCAATCCAGTCAATGGGATCGCGAATAATTCCTATAAAAAGAGTGTCGTCCGAATTTGCATAATTGTTTTTTCCGAAAAAGTGTTTCCATCCGTATTCCCAGGTAACCTGAATATTAAAATTTTCACTCATAGACACACGTAGGAAATTGGTTCCCGAACACCTTTCCCCCAAAACTGTGAATTTTGTGATCATAATATATTGTCCTCTTTTTGCTTCTTTAAGCCCTTTTAGAAATAAATATATTATACTATTTGTTACGTCAGTTGTGCCAATTGTAATCGGATCTTCTTTTTAAATTTTTCCTCGTTGTGAAATAAGAACAGTTTATAGGCTCGCATTTCGTAATTCTCCAGATTTTCTCGGGCAATGATGCGCGAGGCGAGTTTCAATTCCGGTAAATAGACAATGTATTGATATAACCCATCATTACGGATAATTTTATCAAAGGCGTAACCCTGGTAGGTTTTGTCCATGACTCCTGGAGTTTCAGTGCAATAATTGAGAAGCGAACAGTCGTTTTGGACACGGCGAATGGCGCGAATAGTCGTATTAATATAATCCAGTTCGGATAGCCACTTTGCATAAAATTGCATCGCAGAGTCGGACAAGGCGAGTAATCCGGTGCTCTGTTGAAATTGGAGAATATTCAATAAATCCACAATACGCCGAATGGGTGAGGTAATATGTACATAGGCTTCCATATTCAATATATCGTGGGAAAATGTGGCACCTTCCGCCAATGTAGAAATATCCAGGTATTGTCCAGCGGTACTATTCCAAATTTGTATGAAATTTTGCACTTCTGTAGGCAAATGGTCTGGAACAAATACATTTTCGCGTTTGAGGATGGCCATACGAAAAACACCTTGTCTGTGTTTTAGCAATTCTTTTGCACAATGATAGTTCATGAAAATCATAAAATACATGACAAGTTCATGACTATTTCCCACATGTTGAATGTATTTATAACGCGAAGACAATGAATGACCAAGTTCTAATAATTGATGATAGATCCCGCTTTTTAGAAGGTCTGAGTCCTCGTAACAATAATTTTTCGCCACGCGAATTTTGCAATTTACATATTGAATATTTTGAATCTCTCTCTCTTCATTTAAATAAATATCCATGACAAATGCAAAACGAGTGCACCCTGCTTGCAAACTGCACAAGCAATCGGATAAAATAGTAGGCAACATGGGGCGTTTTCTATCTGGCAAATAAATGGTAGAAATACGACGCGAAAAGGAATCCCATAATTTTAGGACATCCAACCAAATAGTCACATTGGCAATATAAATGCTCAGAATAGTTTGACGACCTGATTCTAATTCCAAATGGCGAATCCCGAACCCATCGTCAAAATCCTGACTTTTCGGTGGATCAATAGTGACAACGGTCCATTCTGGACCGGTGCGATCTTGAATACTTGGATATTTTTGGCAAATTGTTTCAATAAACGCGTCATGTGGTGCTTGAGCAAGTGCTTTAGATGTCTCCTTGGTGAATTTTTGAATAGATGCATTCAAGCTTTTACAATACAATTGATATTCGTAGAAATTGTCCAATACATCCACTGGACCTATCCATTGGGAGATATGTCCAAGAGGATGTTTGTCCTTCCATTCTACCAAATGTATTGTTACGTATACATTGGCAAAAACCTTGGAAAAGCCCATTTGTTTCATTTCATATGGAACAAGGAAAACCGGCAACCGTCGGTCATCAGGAATACATTTGTATAATAATTTTCCCGGTTTCCCTGTGGCCATTTTGACACGTCCATAGGTTTTTTGGTCTTGTAGAATAAGAACGGCTGGTACATCTGTGCGAATAGAGGAATGAATTATTGTCACTTTGCCATTTTCTAAAGTGAAAATATCATTAGTCATCATTTTACATGCGGCAGGATGAACCTCGGGTAATTCTACTTCTTCTAGATTGTTGGCGTAATAAAACGTCCATTGAGTATAACTTCGGTCATGAATGTGTACCTTGTATTGTGGCATAGACGCCGTTGGCTCTTTCTATAAATAATGTTGGATAATCTTTATGTGTATTTGACAAATGATATATACACGCATAGTTCGTATTCATATCATTTCTCTCGTTGATATTCATGTCCATTTCAAACTTAAAATTTTAAACTCGCGATGACGAATCTGGATTCATATTATTTGTTTCGTCTAACCTGACCCCAAAACCGGTGCCCATATCTGAACCTACTCCGGTTATTTCTCTCTCTGTCGCAGTAGAGGAAAGATCTATTTCTTCTACAGGATGAGGGTTGGGTGCGGCATATTTGGGAACAACCGGAAGATCCGTTATTGGAACGGATACCAACGTTTGAATATCTGTTGTGTCCGAGGCCTTCTCGGATCCGGATTCTTTATTAGAAGAAGACCCAACACGAACAGAATCATATTTTTTGACCACTTCATGTTGAACATTTTGCATCTGTAAAACATGTAGTCCAATGTGCGGTAAAATGGCCACATTATTCATATAAGTACGATAACAAAATGAAGTGACAACAGCATCACGCGAATAACGAATACTATACCACCAATAAGCGGGAATATGAATCATTTTTCCAGCGGGAAGTAATACGTCCATGCATTTAATTTTATCAAAATCGTATTGGTATTGTTCTTGGACAGCCCATGGATTCACCGGAGATCGGAATTCAAAATTTACATAATCTTCTATTCCATGTAAGTATTTGGCTGATTTTGGAGGTGCCAATTTTATTTCTACGGAGCCCGACACAACATAAAAATAATTACGATAGTTGATCTCATAACGGAATGGTGTTACCGCGGCATCGGCACCAAGAAGAATATCATAATAACAGTTACTTACTAAACTAGGTCGTATAAATTCATCATTGGCGGTAAATATCTTTTGCATACCGGTTTCTTGTAAGAATTCCGAGTTATTTTCGCTGACATATGTGCCAGTTTTGTCTTCCTCTAATAATGTAAAAGCAGAATGGGCTTGAAGTGGTATGTAAATTTCACTACTATAATCTTCTTCTTTGGTATTTCTTAATTTGAGCTCAAATGCACGATAATTTCCTAAAATAGAGGATTTATTACAATTGCGAAGCAGAGAATCATTATAAAAATTCATAATGACAGGTTGTCGTAAATCACATATTTCTTCTAGTTTATCTTTGGAACCATTTTCCAATTCGTAGACTTCTAAATCATTTCTTGTTTTTAAATGAAATTGGACATGTAAATATAAAAA